AGTATACTAAAGAGGGTTTACCCAAACCCATACATGGCTCTAATGCCGCTCAGGTGACTCTAGGAACACTTATATTGTGGATGGGTTGGTTTGGGTTCAATGGTGGTTCACAACTCGCTATAGTGGGTGTAGAGAACGCCGATGCCGTAGCTAAGATATTTGTTAATACGAATACAGCAGCTGCTTCAGGATTACTTTCAGCAATGATATTATCTAAATTATGGTTAGGTCGAACAGCTCTTAACGCTGTTTGTAATGGAGCACTAGCAGGACTAGTAGTTATTACAGCAGATCCATTAACACCTTCTCCTTATGTAGCAATATTATATGGTGCATTAGGTGGTTTATTAGTACCAATCTCTATGAGTTATTTAGAGAAATGGGGTATAGATGATCCAGTCGGAGCAATAAGTGTACACGGAAGTGCTGGTATATTAGGTTTAATGTTAGTACCAATATTAAATACAGACGCGACTTTTGAAGCTCAGATAATAGGGACAGTAACAATATTTACTTTTGTATTTCTATCATCATCTTTAGTCTGGTTTATATTTAAAAATACGATAGGTATTAGAGTGGGCAAAGACGAAGAATTAGGTGGCTCAGATATGTGGGAAACAGGTAGTAAAGCCTATCCCGAATTCATGAAAGGTCATGGAGAAAGTGAATGAAGATAGCTTTACTTAATGATACTCATTGTGGTGTCAGGAACAACAATCAACAATTCGCTGAATACCAAGGAAGATTTTACAATGAAATATTTTTCCCGTATTTAGATAAACATGATATCAAACAGATTATTCATTTAGGAGATTATTTTGATCGTAGGCGTGATGTAAATTTTTATTCTTTACATAAGAATCACGAACACTTTATAGAACCCATGACTGAAAGAGATATTAAAATGGATTTGATCGTAGGTAATCATGATATCTATTTTAAATCAACGAACGCTCTGAACAGTCCTGATTTCTTACTACAGAATAAGAATATAAGTATCTATACAGACCCGATAACAAAAAATTATGATGGATTAGACATTGTATTGTTACCTTGGATTAATGATGAAAATATAGAAGAAGTTCAAGATTATTTAAGTTTGGCCGAGGCACCAATAGTTATGTCTCATTTAGAAGTTAATGGTGGTATGATGCAGCCAGGTCACTTCCATGGTGGTGGTACTCCAGCGTCGTGGTTCAATAGATTCGAACAAGTCTATAGTGGTCATTTTCATCATAAGTCTACAATGGCTAATATAAGATATTTTGGCTCACAAATGGAATTCACTTGGAATGACTTTGGTGATGATAAACATTTTCATGTATTAGATACAGAGACGCGAGAAATAGAAGCTATACGAAACCCTTTAAAGATGTTTCATAAAGTTTTCTATGATGATACGAATGAAACCTTGATGTCAATCAAGAAAATGAAGTTCAATCATCTAAAAAACGGGTTTGTGAAAGTAATAGTCACAAATAAAAATGAACCTTATTGGTTTGATATGTTTATTGAAAACATTATAAAAGCTCATCCTGCAGACTTAAAAGTCGTAGAGGACCACAGTAATTTAGATGTTTTGAATGAAGATGAATTTTCTGGAGAATCAGAAGACACTTTGACAATTTTGACAAAGCATATTGAATCACTAAATATTGACGGAGATAAAGATAAACTTGATGCATTAATGAGATCATTATACACAGAAAGTTTAGATATTTTAGTATGATAAAAATAATACAATTAAACAGTGGTGAAATGTTAATCGCTGATATGAAAGAAAACAATGAGATAGAGAATCCTCTATTTGTTCATCAACAAGCTGTTGAAGGACAAGGACCCAAGGTAAACTTATATCCTTACAACATTTTAGGAACAGGTAATATTACTCTTAATCCTGATAATGTTGTCTGGACAGTGGATCCTGAACAAAAGCTTTTGAATCAATACCAATCAGCTTTTAGTAGTATAATCACACCACCAAGCCCTAAAGTTTCACCGATCAAGTGATACGGTTTATGCTTATGACTGCGAATCATTCAGGTTTAGTTTATAGTGGAGAATGGGTCATGGAAGGTCATAGCTTAGGGTTCATAATAAACGAAAACGATACCGTAAAAGTAACTGATACAAAAATCAGTTCTTTTGAAACTAGTTCATCATCTAGTATTATGACTTTAGATGATGCCATTAAATTACAAGAAAAATATATAAGTTTAGGATATGATAAAGTTTCATAAAGTAAGATACAAGAATTTTCTATCTACAGGTGATAAATTCACAGAGATAGATTTATCAAGAAAGAAAACATCACTAATAATCGGTGCTAACGGATCAGGTAAATCAACATTACTTGATGCATTGACATTCGGATTATTTGGTCGGGCTTTTAGAAAGGTACCAAAGACAGCTCTAATCAATTCTATTAATCAGAAAAATACAGTAGTAGAAGTAGAGTTCGCGATTGGTAGACAAAAATATAGAGTGATGAGAGCGATCAAACCGAATAAGTTTGAGATATACTTGAATGGTAAGATGTTACATCAAGACGCGTCTGTAAGAGACTATCAGGCGATACTAGAACAACAAATACTAAGGTTGAACTATAAGACATTTACTCAAGTTGTAGTGTTAGGTAGTTCCTCATTTACTCCGTTCATGCAGTTAAATACTATCGAAAGAAGAAATATTATCGAAGACATACTTGATATACAAATATTTACAGTAATGAACGATATACTTAAACAGAGATACGCGACATTAAGACACCGATTAAACGAGATTAAGACAAATATCAAGATCGGTGAATCGAAGATTCAGAGTCAAGAAGATTCTATGAGAAGACTCGAAGAAAATCGTGATGAAATGATTGATAAGTTTAGAGCTGATATTGAAAATCATGAATCTTTAAATGATGATTGTGGTGAGGCTATAAGAATCTTTTTAGAACAAGTAAGTAATCATCAAATTAAAATTAAAGACGAAGACGCGATCAGAACATCATTACAAAAGATGTTGAGTGATGAAAGACATTTTGAAACTCAAAAAAGAAAGTTTATTAAAGAATTAGAATTCTATGAAAAGAATGATGAGTGTCCGACTTGTAAACAAGATATAGAAACAGAACATAAAGAACATATCTGTACAGATACAGGTAATTCTATAGTAGACATTGATAAAAAATTATCAGAAAGAAGTGCTACTATAATAGAAATCAACGGAAAACTCGGAGAAATAAGTAAAGTTCAACAAAAAATTAGTGGAATACAATACGAGATTCAACAAGAACAAGTTAAACTAACCGCGAACGAAACTTATATCAAGAAACTAGAATCAAAAATTAAAGATTTAGAAGAACAAGAACATACTGAGGAAGATACAGTTAAGCTCGAGAAGTACAGAAAAGCATATAAGTTATTAGAAGGTATGGAAAAAGATCAAATTGATATGAAACATTATTATGATCTAGCTGAACTTTTACTTAAAGATAGTGGTATAAAAACCAAGATTATACGACAATATTTGCCGATTATGAATAAGCTAATTAATAAATACTTAGCGAGTATGGAATTTTTCGTTCAGTTCGAACTAGACGAACATTTCAACGAACAGATCAAGTCTAGATATAGAGACGCATTTACTTATAGTTCATTTAGTGAAGGTGAGAAAATGAGGATTGATTTGGCTTTGTTATTTACTTGGAGATCCATCGCGAAACTAAAGAATTCCGTAAACACTAATCTATTAATACTAGACGAAGTGTTTGATAGTTCATTAGATGAAGGTGGAACAGACGAGTTCTTGAAAATATTACAAACATTAGGTAGTGATACTAATACATTCATAATTTCACATAAAGGAGATAGTATGAATGAGAAGTTCAATAATATAATAGAGTTTGAAAAGACTCAAAATTTTTCGAGTATAAAATGATAGTAAAAGACAACAAAACACTAAGGACAAAGATAACAGAAACTTGGTCATTCGAGAATCCACCGATAGATACAGATAAGTTCAAAGATGAACTTGTTGAAGCTATGTGGAATCATTCAGGACTAGGTATTTCTGCCAATCAGATCGGGTATTCGTATAGAGTATTCGCTATGAGAGGTGAAACTAAAAGAGAGAGTGTTGTTTGTTTCAATCCTGAGATCAAAGATTTCAGTCCTGAAATGAATACAATGGAAGAAGGTTGTCTTTCATTACCAGATGTGTTTGCTAAAGTAGTAAGACCAGAGCTTGTAGCTATATCTTACCGCAATAGCGATGGCGAGGAAGAAGGCCAACTAGCGAGTGGACTCACAGCTAGAGTATTTCAACATGAATTAGATCACTTGGACGGAATACTGTTCATTGATCGAATAGGAAAATTAACTAAAGATAGAGCGTTTGAAAAAGCGAGGAAGATACAGAAATTTAGGGCCCGCGGGAAACCTAAGTATCAGTTTTCTACCAAGTTCGCTCTTTAGTTGATATAATAAAAAATAATAATATAGTTAGGAGAATATATATGCATATTTTAAGAAAAACAATTATGACTAGTTTAGCACTAGTATCAACAATGATAGTTACACCAGTAATGTCAGCAGATACATGGGGTTCAGTTGGTCTAACTTCAGATTACTTCTTTAGGGGAGCATCTCAGAACGGTCACGGTCCGGCAGCACAAGTAATGTTTGGTGCCAACAATGATAGATTCTTTGGTGGCGTTTGGGCATCTCAAGTGGACTTCGGCGACGAAGCGAATTATGAGTATGACTTTTGGGCTGGTATGGAAGTGATAGATAGAGGAGAAGGAGATTTCGGTCTTGATGTTGGAGTTATTCAATACAATTATGATCATGTCATAGAAAGTATGGAAGAACTGTATGTCACTGCTGAGTATAAGATGTTGACAGCAACTTATTACAGAGATCGTGACAACTCTAAAAACACTTACACCGAAATCGGAGTTAATTTACCATTCATAGCATTCGCCGATGTCTCATTAGAGTACGGTAAATTTGGATCAGGTGGTAGTCAAGCTAATGTTACAGTCAGTAAAGATATTACAGACGCAGTAGTCGGTTCATTAAAAGTAATGAAAGGGGCTTTCAAAAGTGAAGGAATTAGCCGAGACAATGTAATGGTAGCAATTCATTATAATTTCTAAATAATTAAGGAGTGAAAGTTGAACTGGATAGATAAATTCATAGAGAAAAGAGCGGGTAACGATACAGAGAAAGAGATATATCAAGCTAGATGGGTATGGTATCATACAATCTTGGCGTTAGAAATCTTTCTTACGAATATCTTATTAATAGCTATTCTGTTAGCTGTTCTTTTAAAATGAATCTTCATAGCGAATTAAAAAAGTCTAATAACGCTTATCTTTCGGATTGTATTCGAGAATATAAGAGTATTATACCAAAAGTACTTTGTGATGAACTGATAGAATTCTTTGAATCCAGTTTAACTTTTGCTACCGATCTCCCTCACAAACAATGTAGAGAAATGCAGTTAGTAGGTGATCAGCGATCTGAAGCTGTAGAATATAAAAATCTTTTATTCGATTATCTGTATCCATTGGGAATCAGATATGAAGATGAAGTTAATGAAGAATGTAACGAAGACTATCCCGTCATTGGTCCTACATTTACTGAACACTTTAATACAGGGTTCAGATCATTACAAATTCAAAAATACACACCCGATGATAAAGGATATCCTACTGTTCATGTAGAACAAGGACCCGATCATCTAAAGAAGTACTTAGCCGCTATTATATATCTCAATGAGGTAGATGGTGGAGAAACAGTATTTCCAATGGGTGGAACTGCGATATCACCTTCCACAGGTAATGTTGTCATCTGGCCAGCTGGATTTCCATTCTGGCATTGTGGAAACAAATCTAAATCAGACAAGTATATTCTTACTACCTGGTTTGAATTTATCTAAAAAAATCCCGTCACAGTATACACAATTAGTACCCGCGGTATCAACTTGAATCCGCATGTACACTTTTGTTATACTATAGGTATGATAATGAAAAAGACAATAAAAAGGAAAATTTCTCAAATAGAAGCCTCTAAACTAGCAGCGAAATATGACAAATTAAGAGAAGAAATTTCTTCCAGAAAACATCAATAGACTTGAAACCGCGGGTACGAAAATGTTATACTATGTATATAGGATAAAAAATAAGAGATAAATGATAAATATTCAAACAAATTCAAATAAAGATATTCTGGCTAAATTAATGGCTACTGAGAATATCAATGTTATTCATAAATCAGTTCCGACAGCGTATTTTGATGTAAAATCAAGGACATTATGTTGTCCGATTTTGAAAGATGATATGACTCCAGAACTTACTGATCTATTTATGGGACATGAAGTAGGACACGCTCTTAACACTCCAGCTGAAGGTTGGCATGATGCTGTTTCTGAAAAAGGAATGACTTTC